AGGAACTTGATGCGCCTTAAATCCTCTTTGAATGAATGCTGATATAGGGAGGCGGTAAAAGACCGCACCATTCTCCATAATAGCGTGAAAGAGTATAGGACGTCCTGTAATCGATGCCAACCCAAATATAATACAATCCTCCACCTCTCCATGGTGGGCTTTAAGGTCATAGAGATATTCTCTCCTGATCTGTGCATAAGTCACAGGAATGTTTGCATTTAGGTAAGCCATCTCTCATAAAGTTCCTAGTTTATTAAAAAATAAATGGCAATAACTACTATCACTATGACAGCAGTTACTTTTGGATTAGCTTTTGCTAGTGTCCAAATTTGTTTTACTTTTTCCATGGTTTCCTCCTATTATTTTAATACGACCAATAATACACTAATGATTGCTATACTAATTATAATCTTAAACGTATGATAGCTCCATAGATGTCTCATTTCATCTATAATTTTATTCACATTTCCTCCTATTTTATTTTACCCCAATTAGGTCCAGATAGATAGTCTACTTTATTAGGGATTTCAAGTTTAATTGCTTCCTCCATAATTGTTTTAATAGTGTCTCTTTCTTCTTCATTTTTTATTGATATACATAATTCATCGTGAATTTGAATATGAGGAAGTATTCCTTTTTCATAAAGATCGACCATTGCTTTTTTTGTCATATCTGCAGCACTTCCTTGAACCAATTTATTTAATGCCTTGTATGTAAAAGCGGGTTGGTATTTTTTTTCAAAATCTTTACAGCCGGGATCCTTCTTTTTGTCTGCGTCTGTTTGTTTAGCTTTAAAACGTAGTTTAGCTTCTTCCTCAGAGAGGAGAGGCACAGGTTTATATACCATTCTAAATTTTTTGATTTTTTCATCCCAAATTTGCTCTGAAACTTCAAACTTTCTTTCTTTATTGTTCCATTGTTTATCAATGGGTTCCCACTTGTTAAAACGACAAAAACGATCTTCCAAAGTGTAGACTAATTTATGAAGTATCGCAAAAGTAGTTAACACTTGGGATAATTTTCTAACAAAAGGAACTCTTTCATGGTACTTTTTAAATAAATCTTTGGCTTCTGCTGCAGATAAATTTAATTCTTGTTCTAATTTCATTTTTCCCATACCATAAAAAAGAGCAAGATTAATCGTTTTAGCTGTATCTCGTGATATTTCCGCCATCTCTGCTACAATTTGATGAAAATCAGCGTCCTTATTTTTGTATTCTTTTTCTAATTCTGCAACACTCTTTAAAATGTATTCTGGAGTATCCTTGTCCGCTCTCAAAATTTTAATAGCGTAATTAACTACGATTCGGGGTTCTTGTTGAGAATAGTCAAATGAACACCATTGTTTTCCTTCTTCTGGAATAAATAATTCACGAATATTTACAGGACCTTTAGTAGGAATCTGTTGCAAATTAGGGTTAGACATAGAAAACCTTCCTGTAACAGTTCCTCCTTTTTCCGATCTTATTTGATTAATATCAGCATGGATTCTTCCTTTATGCACATATTTGAGTAGTCCTTCTACAAATGCGCTTTTAGCTTTGTCACATTCACGAGCGCGTGCAATCTTTCTCAAGTTTTTATTTTTATGTGTTTTTAAATAATGTTTAGGAAGTTGTGGTAATTCAGATTTAGGAGTAGTCTTATAATCTGTAATTTGTTGTTGATTTAATAATTTTTTAATGGAAGCTGCTGCCCATATTTCTATTTTTACACCTGTATCCTTTTTAATTTCTTGAATTAATTGATCACGTTCTGTTTCTAATTTGTTGCTGAACTGTTTTGCTTTTTCAACGTCCACGCGAACACCTTTGAATTTCATATCAACTAAGCAGGGAAATAGTCGTGTTTCTAAATTAAAAATATTACGTAAAGTTTTTTTATTTTTAAATTCGTCATCTTCATATAAAATTTCATCCAGTTTTTTTTCAAAAATTTTCCATAACTTAAGGGTTAAATTAACATCTTGATGTGCATATTCATATACTGTCTCGTAAGAGAGCTTATGCATGTTGTTTAAAGGGTCTTTTATTTTATGATTTTCTAATGCTTTATCTTGAAGAGTGTACTTATATTTAATTTCTTTTAAGTATTCCTTACTAATGGCGTCTAGAGAATATCTTAATTTATTTTCATCAATAATAGACGCCGCGATCATGGTGTCGAGTAGTTCTCCTTTGGGCATTTGACCGGTTTCGGCTCGTATCCAACAAACATCGTACATGGCATTATGAAATACCTTCCGTATGTCCTTGTTTTGAAAGAGTTTTTTATTTAAAATATTCCATGTTTGTTTTGGGTCATGGTTATCGCTTGTATAATCATGTCTAATTGGAAAATATAGGGTTTGTTTACCCGTTGCTATAGCAATACCGCATACAAAACCTTTGTTTCTAACAGCTCCTGAACCTTTTGTTTTTAATTCAGGATCGTAAGTTTCTAAATCCACAGCCACTGTGTCGATATCTTTTAAATCTAATTCATAAAGCTCAGGACGTTGACACATTAATAATCTCTTTCAATAATCATATCAATAAAATGTTTAGCTTTTTCCAAGTCTTCCTTTCCTCCTTTATATGGATGCCTGCAAATATATTTAATAACACTTCCCTCAGGGAATAGCAACTTGTTTTCAATCACAAATTTGCTCGGCTGAATTTTCATTTTTTTATAATGAGTCCCGCCAATTTGTTTATTGTACACGCTCATGAAATCCCCAATAGAATTAAACAAAATACAAAAGTATATAGACAGATAATTGTTATCGCTGTGATATTTTTCATCTTCTTCCTAACTCTCTTCTAGTGCGAGAGGCTAATGTCCAACAGTCAAAAATACCCCGACTATAAGCCGTATATTTCAATCTTAATTGAACGTGATAATCTTCAGCTCGAGGCTGACTTAAATCCACTATTACATTATCACGTGTAAGACCTTTAACATCATGGATATTTCCATATTCAATTCGTATTTTTCCTGTAGAATTAAAGCCTTTTGTCAAAACTTTTTTAATATAAATCATTCTTTTATCATGATCTTTTGTTTTTGTTGCTTTTGTTCTAATCATGTCGAAACTTCCTAATTCTTTAATATTATTTCGTAAGTAGCCTTTTAAAATTAATTCATCTATTGTGTAATCCTTATCTATAAACTCTTTAATAATTTCTTTGGGCCATTTCCCTTTAGGAACAGCTTTTATTCCTAGATAATCTCTAAAATCTGAGATTTGTTTTTTAGGCAGAGGCTTGCCGGTTCGAAATTGAGGCCAAAGATGATGACAATTTATCTCTTTTTTAGAAACATAATTGTTTACATTTTTTACGTGAGCAAATTCTAATCCATGGTGAATAAAAAATTGTCTAAAATAGTCTGTACTACCGTAGTATCTGCCAGTAAATAAAAAAGTGTGATTAGTATTGTTAATTTTTTCTAGAAGAAGAGTTAGGCCGGGAGAACCTTTTAGATCAGGAAGGTAATAGTCTTTTCCTTGGATATAGTCTCCAATTTTATATCCAAGAGGTATTTTTTCTTCTTCTTGATGCTTTTCGGTATATTTAGCAGGAGTCCAAATTCTTTTATATTCGTAATGGTCCCAAATAGGTTTAATTATTTGTTTACATTTAGCATTAATGACTACACTGCATCGTTTTCCTTCTTCTAATTCATGATAAGGATTTTTAGAAAGCTCATGGAATTTTTTTGCGTCAGATCCTGCAAATTCATAAATGGTTTGGTCTGCGTCCCCCACTAAATAATAATGTCCATCCTTCACGTTTGAAGCTATTTTGTTGATAGCTTTCATTTGAGGAACATTACTATCTTGTGCTTCATCTATGATGAGTACTTCAACCGAAGAATCAATTTCTAATTCATTAAATTCTTTAACCATGTCTGCATAATCTCGCTTATTGTTTTTTTCTTTGTAGCTAATATAAGAGTTATTCATTTCTATAAGTTGAGAAAGATTATAGGGCTCGTACTCATTTTTATTACACTTTTTCCAAAAGTCTTGAAGTCTTAAATCATTTCCGTGAGCAGCTTTTATATATCTATAAAAAGGATGACTTTTTTCAAAATCATCACTAGGGGAGATTGAAACTCGTCTAAAGCTAGAATTTATTTTGCATAAATTTTCATGATCGCTATATTCAAAAAGTTCTTTAGAAACTAAATAATGATTACAATAGCTATGGATAGTACATATTTTATATTTAAAAAATTTTTTTCTATAGCCTCTTTCAATCGTTTCTCTAAGCTTTAGGATAGCTTCTTTAATTTCTCCTGCGGCAACATTAGTATGAGATAATAAAATTATTTTTTCAGGATTATAAGTTTTGAAAACTTTTTTAAATTTTTCAACTATATAGCCATGAGTTTTACCGGTGCCTGGGGGGCCTGCTACAAATCTAGGTTTCATTTTTTATATGGGTTATTTCCTTTCTTTCTTCTATTTCTTCAGCTTCTCCTTCTACGATAAGGTCTTCATGATCTAAATCATATTTTTCTATTTTCCAAGAAACGCAAGATTTATTATTTACTTTACCTTGAACTTTTCTAGCTTTTAAGATTCGTTGAACATTTAACACTAAATCGACTCTTTTGAGAGAGATTCTTTTTTCAACTAAATAATCTTCAAAAGCATCAAGATTAAATTCTAATGTTTTATAAGATGTACTAAAATAGGGAAGTTTATAAATAAGAAGAGCTTCTTTATTAGTATAGGCCTTATTTTTATTTAAATAGTTTTTAAAATGTTTAACAAAAACCAACTCTTCATTAGCTTCTTCTACATATTCTTTTGAATAAGTTCTTTCTTGAAATTTTTTATACATGATTTTATCAAATTCTGTACTTTTCATTTTAGGAATCCATGCACTACCCTGTCTCATTGCTTCATCATAAAAAGGAACCATTTTCATTAAGGTAGGACCATCCACAGTTATTTCATTTTTTTCATCTGTATTTATTTCGACCATATATCTATCTTGACCATATTCGACGATATCTCCAATGATACCAGTTGCCAGTTGTTCTCCTATTCCATATGCTCGAGTTCTACAAATATCAGATTGACAAACATCTTTTAATACTGGCACACTACACATGTAGAAATATTCTTTTTTATCTACTGAGTTTATAATTGTTTCTACTGTTTTTTCTTCTAATTGAGGAATCATATAAAGTCTGTTTGCTTTACGAGTTAATTCTTGCCAGGTGTAGGGTTGGTGTTGATGAGGATCCATTCCAAATTCTTTGGAAGCTTTCTTATAAAAAATTGCAAAATTAGTTAAAGCATCATTTCTCCCACCTTCAAAAACTTTGTTCTTTTTTAAAGCTATTAAACAAGGAGGGGCTTCTGCATAAGGATCTGTGGTTTTTGTTTTTTTAAGTGGTTTGTCAAAATCTTCTTTAGATAAAACTTTTTTATCATATAGTTCAAAAAACTCTTCGAGAGTAGCTGCTTCCCCATTTTCTTTGTAAGCATACCTGGAACCTTCTTCTGCATTAAAATAAGGCAAATTTAAAAAACTACCTACGTGTCCTTTATCTTTTAATATTTTTTCTTGAACAGGAAATGTTTTGTCTACTTTACTTCCTATACCCAAAACAGCAGCGTACTCTGTTATTTTAATCTTCATTAATTTGGCAGGTATAAATTCTTTACAATAGCAAAATATGTGAGCTCCACCACTTTTTGATCTGCATACAACAAGAGGAAGTTTTTGTTCTTTTATTTTGAAAACTAATTCTTTATTGTCTGTTCGATAGTCATCAATATCTAAACAGCCCCATTTACATTTACTGTTAGAGTTAATAGGTATAATACCCAAACCAGCTCCAATGCCTTTTAAATGATCAGACCATAATTTATCTTCTGGAAAACTTTTATTAGTTATAGCTATACCTTTTTGTTTTTCTGAACCGTTGTTATTTTTATTAATGGCGAAAGTTCCGTACCCTATTTCAGATCCCCAAAATATACTCTTAAATTTATCTTTTTTATCTTTCATAATAATTGCGGGGCGGTTTAAGTCTCCCGCTGCCGCCCCTTATCCCTTCGCAAAGGAAATTATAAATTTATAGACTTAGCTTTTACTTCCCGAGTCTCTACTTTAGCTTGAACTTCCCCTTTACCTATTTTTTCAGAAAAGTTTTTAGCCATATCATAAACTGATTTATCTTTGACAGGACCAACCTTAGTATAAGTCCATCCAAACCATGTTCCTTTGTCGTTAGTCATTTGAACAGTCTTTAGATTATAAATGTGACTATATGTTGGTGGAGTAAATAAACCATCTTTTCCTTGTAGCTTAATTCCCATCATGGTTGTAAGCCATTTTCTACTCACAGATAATGATGTAGATTTCATAGAAATTAAAGCAGTTGATGGAGTATTTCCCAATAAAAAAACAAAATGATTAGCAGTGGTTTCAATATAATTACCATTCTCCAATCTATCTTTGTTAAATTTATCACGAGTTACTTTACTCATGACATCACTGTCTGCTCTATGGATAGCAACTGGTGCTCCAGTGCTCATTCCACGGTCTTGCCATTCTACATATTGTTTAAGATAGTGACATGGTAATACATTTATACCTTTAGCACCGTCATAAAGCTCTTTAGTGACGCTGTTAAAAATCATACCAGGTTCTGCTCCTTCAACATACTTTCCATCTCTCTTATTAACTTCAGGAGATAGAGGCATCAAAACTTTTAAGAATGGTAATGCAAGATCTTCTTGCGTTATGTTTTGAGTACCTTTGTCTGCATCAGTTTCAAATATATTGATAGCTAATGCACCTTCTTCTTTTTTGGTTACTTCTTTCGTGTTTCCTTCTTTGCTCATTGTTATTGTTTCCTTGTTATTTTGGTTCGGTTTCCTACGAACACGTTAAAAATGTCCATTGGCATGTCTTTACCTGCCTCAATACGCTCACGGACTAGCGCTTTCAGAGTCATGGGCTCAACCTTCAACTTCTGTGTCGGTTGAAACCCTTGACCCCTCGCAAGGTTAGCATATTCT